TGATCTGGGCAAATCCCTTGACACGACAATCACTTACACCCGCAAGGTGTCGCCAACGTATAACACCAGCACTGGTACGTTGACGACGACAGACACGTCTTACTCTTTTGACGCACCAATCGAATTTGTGCAGTCAGAGGAGGAGGCTGAATCTGAAAAACGAACAGCAAAGCTTTACATTACCCCAGATTTGATTGGCGACAATCAGCCAACTTTTGAGGACAATTTAACTTTAAAATATGCAGGTTCTAACAGGGTTGCTCAGATTACCGATGTTCGTACCTATAAAGGCGGGCAAGAGTATCTATTTATCTTGCAGGTGGTGTTCTAATGGCAAAGAAAAACAAACTGGGCGATCAGGTCGTAGACGATTTTGATAATTTTTTCTATGACGCTTTTAACAAACTTGTGAAAGAGACAACAAGTTTGCTTTCGTCAACAGAGGTTGTTGAACGGTATGGACTGCCCGCTTATACCGGTTATTTTGCTTCAAGTTGGACAGCAGGATACACTCGTCCGTCAAGCAATAAGGAGAGTGCTGACGAAAGCCAAAAAAATAGAAGTAAAGAGTTCCCGTGGAGCAGTGTCTACAAAAAAGAGTATTCAAACCCCAGAATTGAGCCTAGATTCTTAGATAGAGTTTTAAGTAGAGATTTCGACCCAAGCCGGACTGTTTATATCGGGAATAAAGTCAACTATGCAGCATACGCTTTGGAAAAAGGAAGCGTGCAGATATTTGTGCAAGGCAAGCTTGGAGAAGTGGTTAAAAAAGTATTTAAGGAGAAAGGGACGGGAAGTATTTTTGTTGGAAGTAAGATGCGTTATCCTGGTAAAGATCAAATCGGCTATCAACAGATATTGTAATGACTCTCGTCAACGCTCGTGCTGCCTTTGAAAAGGCTATTACCGATGCTGTCGCAGCAGTTGATGGTTCTGTTTTGATGGTCTACGACAATGTTAGGTACACGACTCCCGGTAAAACAAAAAAATACATTTCAACTACAATCAGTTTCCAGCAATCAACCCTTCAAAACCAGGGCTCTGCTGCTGATTATTACAGTGGCGTTGTCCAGTGCAACGTATATGTTCCAAAATCTGTTGGAACTTCGGTGCTAGCAACCTTAAGCGAGGCGGTAATAGATGGCCTTACTTCTGTTAACTCGTCTAGTTATAGCGATGTTTTTAATGTTTCACCGCGAGTCTCGGACGTTAATGGACCAACAAATTTAGAGCTGGAGGACAGGCCGCATTATCTTGGAATAATTTCTTGTCAGTTTACAGCAGTCGTGTAATATATTAATCGAAACGGTAATGCTTCATGCGAGCTACTGAGCTGCTGCGAAACAGGTTTGGCGTTAGTCAACTGTATAAGTTTGAATTAAAAGACGGCGACGAACTGGTGCTTGAAATTTACTGGCATCCTTTGACCATTTCTGAAAGAGAGGCTATCCAGAAAAAAGATGGGGGAGACGAGTCGAATGACTTTGCCCTTAATCTCATGGTTGAAAAAGCTTTGGACGTTAATGGCAAGCGTCTGTTTCAGGATGGCGAAAAAGCTGTGCTAAAGAACGCTATTGACGCTTCAGTTCTTCAGGAGATCCAGCTTGCAATGCTGACTTCTGGAGCGGAAAACAAGGTGGAGGAAGCGAAAGCCGACTTGAAAAGCGAATAACGACTGGTTTTTCATGTTTTTTCTTGCGTCAGAGCTGCACATGACGGTAGTTGAGCTTTCACGCACCCTGACGCAAGAAGAAATGATTGGTTGGGCTGCGTTTTATGAGTTAAAAAGGGAAGAGAACGAACGATCCATGGATCGTGCCAGGACTTCCAAGGGAGCGCGAACAATGTCCTCGCGGTAGACTAGGCGCAGGACTTTACGTGTTGGCTCGTGGCCGAATATAATGTAGATATTGCGATTGCTGTCAAGAACCGCGAAGCGTTAAAAGCTTTCAAGAGAGAATTAACGGAGATTCAAGAAGCGGCTGACAAGCTCAGCAATACAAACCCATTCCTATCCAGCGGTGCTGCTCGTGGGGATGCAGAGCGAAAAAATCAGCAGATATTTGACGCAAGAGAAAAGGCTGCAAAGGCTGTTATAGAAGGTCTTGAAGACCTTGAAATGAAGTCTCTTGACGCTAAATCAAAGCGTGAGCAACAGCTTGACGACGCACTTTTAAGAGACAAATTAGCAGCCATAGAAGCAGAAACAAAGGCGGAAGAAAAGAGGTCTAAAGAAGCGGAAAGATTAGAAGACAAAGAATTTAAGCAGCGGCTAGAGAACAGAGAAATTGTAAATAAAGAAATAAACAAGCAGGTGCAAGCAATTGAAAATGCTTCGAAAGTGTATCATGACGGAGAGAAAAAGTTAGAACAGATAACGACTGACACGCAAATAAAAAATGATGAAATCGTTCAGCAAAGAAGGTTAGAAGATATTAAAGAGTTAGAGAAAGCAGAGCTGGACGCTGGCAAGCGTCTGATGAAGCAAGAGACAGACGACTTTAATATGTCCAGAGACAGGCGAAGAAAAGCTCAAAAAGATGAGGAGAAAGCCGCAAAAGAATCTTCAAGAAAGATGCGTAAGCGTTTTAACGCTGCTGTCACTGGAGGCGCTTTCCCATTACTGTTTGGCGGTGGTCCGCTCCAAGCCCTTGGTGGAGCGATTGGTGGCGGGATCAGTGGTGAAATGTTTAGTGGGGCAACAGTCGGCCTTCAAGTGCTTGGTAGCGCAATACAAGGATTAGTCGTTAGTTCTTCCCAGTTAGGTCAAGCCCTTAATCCTCTGACTGCTGATATTGACGCGATTGCAAGTGCTTCCGGTTTTGCGAGCACTGAGACTGCTGAATATTTAAAAACAATTGAAAAACTTGGTTCTGAGCACGAAGCTTTAGAAATAGCAACTGCGCTCTTAGCTACAACTGTTGGCCAAGAAGGTGTTGATGCTCTTAAGGACTTTGGAGAAGGTTCTTTGGAGCTATCCAACGAATTTAGCCGCGCAATGTCGTTAATGTCTGCGGATATTGCAAAGCTTCTGGGCGGGGCAACTCGTGGAATTGCTGTAGCCATGCAGCGAACAAATGATCTTCAGGCAGGATTGAGAATGCGAACTCCTGAAGCATTAAAGATTCAAAAACAACTTGCTAGATTAGCAACAGAGCGCGAAGAAAAGGCCGCCCGAACGGGGAGCAAGACAGACGCGGTAGTCAAGTCAGAAAGAGAGCTTGAGCTGGAAGATAAGTTAAGAGGGTTAGCTAGGCAAAATCGAATTGAAGCCGAGAAAAAGGCTAAAGCCCAAGCGTTGGGGCTTGAGAACCAAAAGTTATTGACAAAATTTAAGATAGAAGACCGTCACTTGCAAGTCATTATCAATGATATGGCTGGCATGGAAAATGACCTTACTGATAAAAAGTTTGCGTCTTTATCAAAAGCAAAAATTGAACGAGAGAGGGAACTTAAAATTGCAGAAGCTGTTGCGAGCGCCACAGACAAAGAGACTAAGAAGATTGAGGATCAGGGCAGGCTTGCAATAATAAAAAGACAAATTAATGAAGACTTTAACAATGAGCAGAAAGCATTAGACAGAGATATTATTAAAGCGGAAGAAAGAAAGGCTCAGCAGTTAGACAAAAATTCAGAGAAAGAGGGCAAAAAGCTTACAAAACTTACCGACCAAAATGAAAAAATACAAAAACGAATTAGCGTCTTAAATGGCGAATCTTCTTTGTTAGAAAAAAATCTTGAGATTGAAGACAAGATCACTCAAGCAAAAATTAATCAAGACGAAGAAACCGTCGTGCGATTGCAGCTTGAGAAGAAGATTAATGATATAAGTGAAAAAACTCGTCAAGCTCTTGAGGACGCAGAAGACGCAGGTGTAAGAGCAGCCTTGAAAGATAAAGATCGAGCCTTGAAAGAGCAGGCAAGAAATGAAAGCGCAAATAAGATGCTGCTTATCGAGGCACAAAGAGCTGAAAATTATAAGGATTTAATGACAGATTTGGACCATGAGTTGAAGGTCAAGGCTGCTGTTACAGAGGTTGCAAGAACCCAGCTTGAGATTGAGCAAAGGATCAAAG